GACAAAAAGAAACCGTTTTGATAGCATAATAAATAAAGAAAAAGGGAGGCAAACATGAAAAAATTGATTGTTTTGATTTTGGCTTTAGGAATTATAGGATGTGGCGGCATGGCAAAACACAGAGAATATATAAAAAGCGGGATTTTGATCTCAGGATTAAATCAATTCGCCTTTATAGAAGAATGGGGAAAACCAGACCAACAGGGAACTTGGATTGAAGAGGGTGGAAGCGTTTATGCCTCTTTTAAGGCAATTCCATTCAATCCACGCCTCGAGGCTGGAGGCAAACGTAAAGTCTATAACGATGTTTGGGCCTACTTTAAACAAAATAAAATCCTATTTTTCAGTAATTATAAATTAATCGCTCATTATGATTGGGATGAATATCAAAAGATCGAAAGAGAAAGAAAAGAACTTCCTTCCATTATGAAATAATAAATAATATAAAGAGCTATCTGCGCGCTTAATTTCTCGCCTTGGGATTTCCTTTCTTAATCTCTCTCCTTATCCTTGTTTGACAACCTTTTCCTTTTATGCTCTTAAATAGATTATATGAGATGGAATGTGTTTAAAAAAGGGGCCAGGGAAAGGAAAAGAAACAACCTCAAAGCATACGAATATAAATTTCTAACTCAATACTCTGAGGATGAGCCCAAAACAATTCTAAACAAGGAAGCAAAGCGCTCACTGGCTGTCGTTGCTTCGATCCGGGACGAGGGGATTGATGAAAGAAATAAATTGAAGGCAGCCAATTCTTTACTTGACCGCGTGATCCCCAGGGTTGAGAAACATGAGATTGAGGGCTCATTAACCTTAGAATCCCGGCTTGCGGAGGCCCTTGAGAAGGCAGGAGATGAGACAAAAGGTACAAAAGAATGTTGATAACTCGCTTTTGTCAAATTGTCATACTAAAAAGGTTAATAATATCAACAACAATTACATAATAGTTATTATCAGACGTAGGAAAGAATTGTCGAAGACGATATGAGCAGAGAAGATAAGCTGATCCAGCTCGCCTCCCGATATGTCCTTGATCCCCTTGGATTTATCAAGGTCTTTTTCCCCTGGAATACTGGACTCCTTAAGGGAGAGACAGGTCCGGAGAACTGGCAGGCCGAAACCCTGGAAGCGATAGGCCACCACCTCTTGAGTGGGCACAAAGCACCCCTCTACTACGCAATAGCCTCAGGGCATGACGTAGGCAAGACGGCATTGGTCGCTTGGCTGATTTTGTGGTTTTTAAGTACGAGGCCGCATCCTCAGACGGTTGTTACGGCGAACACGAAGACGCAGTTGGAAACGAAGACTTGGCGGGAGTTGGCGAAGTGGCATAATTTGTTGTTGAACAAGTATTGGTTTGAGTGGACGGCGAGTAAATTTTATTATCGGAAGAATCCTGAGACTTGGTTTGCGTCGGCGATTCCTTGGACGAAGGAGAGAAGTGAGGCTTTTGCGGGGACGCATGAGAAATATGTTTTGATGATTTTTGATGAAGCGAGTGCTATTGATGATCAGATCTGGGACGTGGCGAGTGGGGCGATGTTGGAGCCGGGGGCGATCTGGCTGGCATTGGGAAATCCTACGAGGTCTTTGGGGCGATTTAAGGACTGTTTCCCTGGCGGAAAATTCGCGCATCGCTGGAAGCATAAGAGGATTGATTCGAGAGAGGTAAGGCGCTCGAACAAGGACCAGATAAAGGCGTGGATTGATGACTATGGGGACGATTCGGATTTTGTCAGGGTCAGGGTTAAGGGGATCCATCCCCGGGCGGGTTCGACGCAGTTTATTCCCGAGGACCTTGTTGAGCTTGCGATGAATGCTCAGCCTATCCCCGGGCTGTATGATTATGCTCCGATCCTTCTTGGTGTGGATGTGGCGAGATTCGGGGATGACAAGTCTGTGATCCTGGTCCGGCAGGGGAAGGGAGTTAAGAAAATCAGGAAATTTCATCAGGTCGATACCATGAAACTTGTCGGTCATGTGACCGAGGACATAAGGGAATTTAATCCGGCGGCGGTCTTTATCGATGTCGTTGGTATGGGGGCGGGCGTTTGCGATCGGCTCAGGCAGTTGGGTTATGACGTAATCGAAGTCAACGGCGCCGTGAAACCCCTGAATGAAACCCTGTATCATAATTTCCGGGCTGAGATGTGGGGGAACATGAAGGATTGGTTGAAGCAGGCATATCTCCCCAAAGACGACGAGCTCAAAGCCGACCTCTGCGGGCTTGAATATGGCTTCGATGACAAAAATAGGTTTCAGCTTGAGAAAAAAAAGGATATGAAGAACCGGGGCCTTGCCTCTCCCGATATAGGCGATGCCCTGGCGCTGACATTTTCGTATCCTGTTGCCGCTTCCGCAAAGAAGAAAGCCGAGGATTATAGGCAAATGTACGAAACCTATGGTCCCCCGAGCGCAATGAGCGTGTAGCATGGACATAGACGATCACAAAGATTTTGAGACAGTTTACACCGAGGCAGTTAAGATTTGGGAACCTTGGTGGGCAGAGGCCAAAACTGACATTAAATTCAAACTTGGCGACCAATGGGTTGCCAAAGACAAGGCATATCTTGAGAAAAACAGAAGAAGCGCGCTGGTATTTAATAAAACCCGAAGGGTCATTAAACTCCTGACGGGTTTCCAGAGGAAAAATCGCCTTTCCCTCAAAATCGACCCGATCGAAGGCTCAGATGAAGTGACTGCCTCTCAATTATCCGCAATCGTTCAATGGCAACTTCAATCGAAGGATGGGTACAATGTCCTGAGCGATGCCTTTGAAATGGGACCCCTAACAACAGGCCTAAACCTCATCCGGCTTTATGTTGATTACAGCGAAGATCCCGTAAATGGTGATGTCTGTTTCAGGCGAGTCCCTTATAACAAGTGTATTCTCGATCCCCATTTCACCGAAAGAAACTTCCAGGATTCGACTTTTCTTCTTTTCAGGGAATATCTCATGAAAGATGAATTGAAGACTATTTTTCCGAATCACAAAAAAGATTTGGAAAAAATGTCTCCCAAGGGTGGCGACCAGAAATATCCCTATGTCACTCAGGCAAAGGATATGTTTGGGAATGATAAATTCCACTATGACGAATTTTGGAGAAGGAGCAATAGAAAAGTTCAAATTTTGCTCGATCCCACAACCGGGGCTCAGAAAATATGGCCCGCAGACGAAAAGCGCCTTTCAGCCTTCCTTGAATTTTTTCCTGGTATTAAAGTCCTCAATAAATACGTCAAAACAGTCGAACTCCTAATCTTTGTCGATGATGAGCTTTTCTATAAGGGGCCGGACCCAAGTGGTCTCGACGATTATTCCATGATTCCCCTTTTGGGATTTTGGGATCCCGAATATGACGAAATGAAGTGGAAACTACAGGGGATGGTCAGGTGTATGAGGGACCCGCAGACAGAGGCGAACAAAAGACGCTCAAAAATGCTTGACATCATCGATAACCAACTTGCGAGTGGATGGGTGGCCGAGGAAAATGCCGTTGTAGACCCGGCGGCATTATTTCAGACCGGCCAAGGATTCCCGATTTTTATGAAGCAGGGGAGAATATACGGCCAGCATCTTCAGAAAATACAGCCCGTCGATATCCCAGAAGGACTTTTTCGATTAAATGAGATTATGGATAAAGATATTATGGATATTCCCGGGGCCAATGCCGAGCTTTTTGGTATGCCCGAAAATGAAGATATGCAGATTGCCGGAATTCTTGCCAAACTGAGACAGAGTGCAGGATTGACCGTTCTCCAAGACCTCTTCGATAATTTCCGAATGTCTCAAAAGTTAATGGGTCAGAAAATTGTGGAGATAGTTCAGAAGAATTATATGCCTGAAAAGGTCAAAAGGATCATAAATCAGGAGCCTTCGAAAGAGTTTTATACGAAGAATTTTGGAAAATACGATTGCACTCCGGCTGAAGGTGTCCTTACCGATACTCAGAGACAGATGTATTTTACTCAGTTGCTCCAATTGAGGGCACTTGGAGCTCCGATCCCCTGGGCCGAAATTATTGATTCTGCACCCCTTGAGCAGAAGGACCGTCTAAAAAAGGCAGTTGCCCAGGAGGAAAAAACTGCCTCTGAGGGGCAGAAAGCACAGCTTATGATGCAAATGTTGACACAGGGGATGATGCAGGCTCAAATTCAAAGCGACATTGCCGGAGCCGAACAGAAGAGATCCCAGGCAAAGGAGAATCAAGTAGATACGTGGCTCAACCGCATAAAGGCCTTGAAGGAGATGTCAAGGCTGGAAAATAAGGACCTCATGGACGTGATTGATTTTGCGAAGAATCTTGAAATGGCAGACCGACCAGCTCAACAAAATGTGGTTCCGATGCAGAGAAGAACTTCGAGGATGACGAGGCGGTAAAATGATTCTGCTTGGAGACATCAGAGGCGAAATAGCCAAAGAACTGCAAAGATCGATTTTAAAGGTCGTTGACAAACATAAGGACAAGGAAAGCTACTTCATACTGGTTTGGGCTGGAATCGATCTCGAAAACGATATCGTGAATACAAAAATAATTCTTCTCGATAAAAAGCCCCCGAAAATGTTGGGGACGTTGCTTTATTTCGTTGACAAACGAATCGGGAAAATCGAAAGGGTTTGGGCATTGCCCTTGGATATTCCGATTTATGAACCAAGCGAGGAAGTGGTGGAGGAAGTTTTAAGATCATCGAAAAATATGCCAATTTTAAGGTCATAGGGAGGCTAACATGGCAGAGAGAGATTATACGGTATCAATAGTCAGGCTTGAAGATTCCGAGGCAATTGTTGTGAAATGGACCGGACTTTTAAATACCGATACGGGCAAGCCTTACGTTATGCCCTATTTTTCTGAAAAGACCGTTCAGGTCGAGGGAACTTTTGGCACGGGCGGCAAATGTGCCATACAAGGTTCTTTGATGATAAGTACTCCGACTTTTCAAACTTTAAACGATCCACAGGGAAATGTTTTGGAGATTGCTGCTGCCAAAATAGAGGCGTTACTTGAGAATTCATATCAAATTAGACCCAATATCATAGCGGGGGATGGCGCAACAAGCCTCACCTGCTATCTCTTATTGGTAGGAAAAAGACTTGCATAGGAGGATTTATGAAAAAAATTCTACTCATCGTTTTGGCTATGGTGCTTTTGGCAAGTCCTGTATTTGCCGCAGGCTGGTCAGTCACCGTAACCTGGGGCAGAAGCATAGGCCCGAATCTCGCCAGCGAACAAGTTTTTTATAGTGGGACATCAAAATGCACTGTTTTACCAGCCGCTCCCACAACCTGCAACTTCGTTATTCCAACGCTTACCGGAGAGGTATGGATTCGGAGCTATAACACGCAAGGGGCCTTTGCCGATACTTCCCATGTCGCCATTTCTCCTGAACCGGCAGCGGCAACGGGGGTGATTGTGACAATAACTTCTGTTCCTTAAATGAGGTTTGAAAATTGTGTTTCGTAAAACGGTCTGTATCTCAATCGTTCTTATTTTTTGCCTGTTCGCCTGTGCTTATGCAGCAAGACTTGTCTGGAATGCGAATACAGAGCCAGATCTTGCGGGCTATAAAGTCTATCGTGGCCAAAGTAGTGGCTCTTATGACCATGTTGTTGACGTTGGCAATGTCACTGAGCATCAGATTGAGGGCCTTAATCCTGGGACTTATTTTTACAGTGTTACGGCCTACAACACATCGGGGGCAGAATCGGGTTTCTCAAATGAGGTTATTTATGCGGAAAGCCCACAGGCGATTGCACCGGCAACCGATATCAATGTCGCGTGGCAAGAGGTAAGGCCAATGGGATTTAGTTATATTGCGGGTTTAGGTGCATATCAAAATGCGAGTGGCACCTCATTATCTTTGGCTTCCACCTTTAATGTTGCTGCCCATGATGTTCTGGTGGCTTGGGTACATTGGGAGGATGGGGATGGGGGGACAATTGCTATATCAGATGGCGGTTCAAACAATTTCACAATGGAATCGGTGTCTAACGATACCTATAATTATGGATGTTTTGGATTATTGTTAGATGCTGTTGCAAATGCCACAGCTACCTTTACCTTTACAAATAGCATTGGAAGAATATATAGGGGACTTGGGGTAATGCAGTTTCGCCCTGATGTTGGAGATATTATAGCAAAAGATCAATCTGCCGTGGGTAATGGAAGTGGAACTTCTTTAGTGTCAGGCAATATAACAACGACCGGAGATGACGAAATAGTATTAGGAGCCGGAAAGGATTATGTAGGTGGTAGTCCTTTCTCCGCCGAACAAATAGGAGACATAAATGCAACTGTTGCGATTGATCTTTATACTCTTGGGG